GTGGAGAATCTGTAAATATCGTACAGAACTTCAACTTCTCAGCTAACGGTGATGATAGTGTCAAGAAACTAATTGCACAAGCTGCACCACAGATTGCTAACATGACACAGAAGCAAATACTAGATAGCCGTAGACGTGGCGGTACTATGAAAAGTGCCTTTGGTTGATCTTAGGCATAGATAAGAAGAAGGAATACAAATCTTGGCCCTCACATACCCATTGTCTACACCCACTACTATAGGGATTGAGAGCATTGAACTACGGGCTGTTAATGCTGTAGCTGTCTCTCAATCTCCCTTTACCTACAAGCAACAGATTGTCAATCATGGTGGACAGAAGTGGGAAGCCTCAGTAAGCATCCCCTCTGTTCGTCGTGATAAGGCTGCTGAGTGGAAAGCTATGCTAGTTGGTCTTAAGGGGCAGACAGGTACATTCCTACTAGGTGATCCTGACTATGCTACACCCCAAGGTACTGTTAGTTCATGTACTCTGACAGGTAGTGCAGGTGATGAGACTGTTACTGTCGTTATGACTGGTACACTCAAGGCTGGCGACTATATTCAGCTAGGGGGAGGTTCTAGTGCTAGACTACACCAAGTGTTGTTAGATCAAAGTGGTAGTGGTAGCCTAGAGATTTGGCCTGCACTAAGGGCTGACTATAGCTCAGCTACAGTTGTCTTCAATAATGCTAAGGGTGTCTTTCGCCTAAGTACCAACCTGACCTCATGGTCAATTAACAATGCCTCAGCTTATGGTATTTCATTTGAAGCTGTAGAAGCTATAACGTAAGGAATAGGAACTTATGGCCGATAAGAAAATCTCTCAACTCACACCAATTACTGGAGCCAGTCTGGTTAGTGATGACGAGTTTGTTGTCGTTGACACCTCTGCTGACGAAACTAAATCTATCACATACTCTGAGTTATCTGGACTTTTTGCTACTTCTGCTCAAGGCGCTTTAGCGGACAGCGCAGTGCAACCTAACGACAGTCCTACGTTTGGTAGCGTTACAGTTACTGGCACTGTGGACGGCAGAGACATTGCGTCTGATGGCACTAAGCTAGATGGCATTGAAGCTGGTGCAGATGTTACCGACACAGCAAACGTCACAGCCGCTGGTGCTTTGATGGACAGTGAGGTAGTAAACCTTGCTCAAGTTAAGGCATTTGATAGCTCAGACTACGCCACTGCCGCTCAAGGTGCTTTAGCTGATAGTGCGACACAACCGGGTGACTTAGCTACCGTTGCAACGTCAGGCTCTTACAATGATCTGTCTGACAAGCCCACTATTTCAGCAGGATACACTGACAGCGACGTAGATGCACACTTGAACTACTCCACGGCAACCACAGGTCAGGTGTTGAGCTACAGCGGTTCTGACTATGATTGGGTTGATTTTGAAGGTGCAGTCCCTACAAGCACAGTCATTTACGTGGCGCAGAATACGGCTCCTACAGGGTACTTAAAGGCCAACGGCGCTGCTATTTCTCGCACAACATATGCGGACCTGTTTGCAGCCATTGGCACTACTTTTGGCTCAGGAGATGGGAGTACGACATTCAATGTGCCCGATCTTCGTGGTGAATTTGTTAGGGGCTGGGACGACGCACGTGGGGTTGATAGTGGCCGCAGCTTTGGGTCGGCTCAATCAGATCAGGTAGGGGAACACGATCACGGTTTTGTTGATGGCCGTTCGTATATTGTTCCACGAAGTGTGGCTGCTTCTGGTCGGGCTTTTGGCACTGGCGCTCAAGATTCAGGTGTGGTTTTTGACGCCCTAACAGGTCAAGAGACCCGACCTACAAACGTGGCATTGCTCGCCTGCATTAAATACTAGAGGGTTAAAACATGGATGTATATCAAACAGACGCACAAGGTTACTTTGTCGGCGTGACCACGGCTGACCTTGACCCAATGGACGAAACTAATTGGCTAGTTCCTGCTGGGTGCGTCACTATTAAACCCCCTCAAATTGGCAACGAAGAGCTAATCAGGTGGGTTGGTTCGGGATGGGTCGTTGAGAAATTACCTCAACCTGAGGATGCTGACGCTGAAAATGAAGTAGAGCCTTCTGTTTTGGTTCGAGCCGAACGGGATATTCGATTGAACCAATCGGACTGGGCCATGATAAGTGATGCCCCGACTGACAAGGTGGCATGGTCAACTTATCGACAAGCCTTAAGAGATGTCCCAACGCAGACCGGATTTCCTAGTTCTGTTACGTGGCCCACTAAGCCTAGTTGATTATGGAGTAATCATATGTCAAGAGACCTATCCCAAGTAACAATAGAAAACCTAGAAGAAGATGTTGTCTACCCATTCTTTGCTGTTGAGCTGCTGTTTGATGGCGACAATACACTTCGTATGTGGACAGGTGTGGGTACTCTTACTCTAGAAGATGGAACTGAGTGGGTTGGTGTAGGTAGTATCCTTAACGTATCAGCTATCGAAGAGACTGCTGAAATGGCCGTTAAGGGTGCTACTATCACTCTGAGTGGGGTATCCTCAGAAGCTCTCTCCTTGGCTCTCAGTGAGCCTTATCAGGGCCGTGTGTGTAACATCTACTTCGGTACTTTCTCTATTGGTAAGATTCTACAAGAAGATGGTGCCTTTATCTTAATGGAAGATGGGTCTAAGATACTCTTAGAGAACACTAGCACTGGCTTCAATCAGATATTCTCAGGTTACATGGATCAGATGAACATCACTGATGGTGGCGACACAGCTACTATTGAGTTGATGGTTGAGAATAGGTTGATTGACCTTGAGAGAGCTAGGGTAGCTCGCTTTACGTCAGGATATCAGAAGTCTATTTACCCCGGTGATCTAGGGTTCGACTTTGTTGAGGACTTGCAAGACAAAGATATTGTATGGGGGCGTTAGTAGTGGCAGTTAAATACCAACAAGAGTTCTTGTCTCAAGCTGAACAAGAGGTAGCCCCACTAGCTGAGTTAGAGTGGGAAGAGTCTGGACACCCTGAGCATAGCCTAGTTATTGATTGGGATAGCTACTTTGCTTTAGAGGAAATGGGTAGACTTAAGTTCTTCACAGCTAGGAAAGACGGACTGTTAGTTGGTTATTTTGTCGTTATCATTACTAGCCCTTTTACGACTAAAGGTGAGTTAGTTGGTTCCTACGAGGCTGTATATGTCCACAAGGACCACAGAAAGTCTATGGTAGCTAGACGGCTATTTAAGTTCGTTGAAGAGTGTATGAAAGAGGACGGTATCTACCGTGTAATTGCTTCCTCCTCTGCCCTTAATCCCATCGGAAGATTCCTTGATAGGATGGGCTATGGTGAAGTAGAAACTAAATACGAGAAGGTGTTATAACATGGTTGTCTTTACTAGCGCCGTTGCCCTTGGTGGTGCTACTTTCTTTGCGCTAGGTTTACCTGCCACTAGCTCCCTAGCTCTTCTTGCTGCTACAGGTTTTGCTACTCAATTTTTCATGGGTGCTGCTCTTAATGCCCTTACCCCTAAACCTAAAATAGCTGGTGCTAACCGTGGTTACCAAGTCAACACCCGTGGCTCAGCACTAGACCATCAAATTATCTACGGTAAGATGCGTGTTGGTGGTGTTATTGCGTATGATGCTGTCTCTGGGACAAGTAATAAGTTTCTTCACCGTGTTATTGCTTTCGCTGGCCATGAGGTAGAGTCCTTTGATGAAATCTACATCAACGATGAGCTCGTTACACTAGACTCACATAACAATGTCATCAGCCCCAGTCAATACTACGGAAAAATAAGGATCAATGCACACAAAGGTTCTCCTGACCAATTAGCTGATCCTGATCTTGTACAGGAAACTTTTATTACACCTCAACACAGGTTTCGTGGCATTGCCTATTTATACGCACGACTAGACTTTGATCCCGACGCCTTTCCTAATGGTGTCCCTACAATCACAGCAGTAATTAAAGGTAAAAAGGTCTACAACCCTGCTACTGATGTAACTGAGTGGTCTGATAACCCCGCACTATGTCTGCGGGACTATCTTACTTCTAGCTATGGTTTGTCTGAGGAAGCAGCTAACATTGATGATGACCTAGTTATCTCTGCTGCTGAGGTATGTAATCAGACTAACACACAAGCTGGTACAACACGCTACACTTGTAATGGGTCCTTTGTTACCTCTATAACACCTTATGACCTCCTGACCGACCTCCTTACTTCTATGGGTGGTACGTTATGGTATGCTCAAGGTAAGTGGCGTATGAAGCCAGCCTATTGGACTAGCCCTGTACTTGACCTTAATGAAGATGACCTACGTTCCCCTATCAATGTGGCTACACGTCACTCTCGTAGAGATAACTTCAATGCCGTTAAAGGTACGTTTCGGGGTGAGGAAAGTAACTGGCAGACTACCGACTACCCACAAGTGGAAAATGCAGCCTTCCTAGCCGCTGACAATGGGCAAGGGTCTGTAGCTGATGTAGACCTACCATTTACTGACAACTCTATTGAGGCTCGTCGTCTAGCTCGTATTGCCTTAGAGGCCAATCGTCAACAGCTTACGGTTACAGCTTCCTTTGGCATTAAGACTATGCAGGTTCAAGTGGGCGACAATGTTCGTCTTACTAATACCCGCTTTGGTTGGACCAATAAAGAGTTTCAGGTACTAGCTTGGAACTTTGGCCTTACTGATGGTCTTGACTTACAAGTAGAGCTTACACTTCGTGAGACCGCTGAGAGTGTCTTTGATGAGGTAGATGATGGTGTTGTCTATGAACGTGATAACACTACCTTAGAGTCTCCCTTTAGTGTACCTTTTGTTGGTCTTTCTGCTGTAGCTAGAACTCAAGTTATTCGTGAGAAACTAACTAACATCATCACTCTGAGTGTAAGTTCAAGTTCTGGTGAACGTATCGACCATGTAGAGGTTGAGTTTAAGTTGTCCTCACAGACAGATTGGATTAGCTTAGGAACTGGTCAGCTTGGGGGCTTCGAAGCTATTGATCTAGAAGATGGTGATTATGACTTCCGAGCTAGGGCTATCAACACCTTTGGTGTTAAGGGTGAGTGGGAGTTCTTACTTAACGTAAACGCTAGTGGCCTACTAGAACCCCCCTCAGATGTAGAGAACCTTGTGGCTGAGGTTAACGGTACAGTTATTACCCTTGACTGGGATGCTGTACCTGACCTTGATTTGTCGTTCTATCGTATCCGATACTCCCCTGTACTGACTGGTGCTACTTGGGCTAACTCAACGACATATGTAGACAAGGTATCTAGGCCAGCCTCTAGTGTGTCTGTTCCAGCTAGGTCTGGTACTTACCTAGTAAGAGCCTACGACAAGTCTGGTGTTGGTTCTATCAACTACACTTCTGTTGTCGTTCCAGTTGCAGATATTGAGCCTTTGTCTAACACCCTTAGCTTAACTGACAGTCCTTCTTTTACTGGAACTAAGACCAACACTTCTGTCGTTAGTAACGAACTAAGGCTTACCTCTTACGGTACTGCACCCTCTACTGGTGACTATTTCTTTAGTGACTACATAGAAACTGGAGACAGTACGGTTAAGAGGTGTCGTGTTTATGTGAGTGTCACAAGCAATAGGTTCGACAGTACCGCAGGTTTGTTTGACGACCAAGGTGGCTTCTTTGATAACGGACCCGGACTGTTTGAGGACCTTGGCC